ATTTCTTTTTATTGTTAATGCATTTTCTAATTCAACTTCTTTATTTTGAAGATAACGATTTATTGCCTCATTTATAGGCTGATTTGCGCTTGTTAAATTATTTAAAACGATTTCAAAGCTATTATCTTTATTAAAGTTTTCTTGAGGATTAGGCTCATCTGGATTACTAACTTCAATTGGTGTAGGAACTACATCTGAATTAGCATCTTGGTTGTTTAAGTTTGCTTCTTCTTCGGTTACAATTTCCCACTCTCCCGAACCACCGTTTGAAGGAACTGAATAATCTCCTAAATTTATTATTCCTTGTGCTAGAGCCTGTTTCCCTTCAGGTGTTTTTACCTGTTCTTTTATACGATTAATAATATCTAAAGGTGTAATTCCCTTATCTTTGTTTCTTTCTGCTGCATGATAAATCATATTGACTAAAGACATTTCGCTAGTAATAGGATCAATCTCATCGAAAGGAAGCCAAGTGTCTTTTCCTTCAGCAATTAGTGTAAGTTCTTCATCTCCTTCTATCATGGCTCGAATATTTGACATCTGTGGGCCAGAGGGAAATGGGTCTATATTTTGATTAGCACGTTGAGGAGATGCTGCAAGGTCAAGAAATGGTGCTGTTGGATCATTTATATCAATAGCAACAATTCTATTTGAACCTGTAGTTGAATCAAATATTTCCTCAATTCTATAAGACTTTTCAGGCTCAGAAAAAATGTTTATAAGCGCAGTGGGCGTTAAATCTAATCCGGCATCAAGTAATTCTTTTACAGGATGACCGTCAGCTAACCGATTACTAGCAGCATTTCTAATATTTTTTCGACGTTCTTCTTCTTGGGAACTAGCCTCACTAGCAGATCGTCTTGCGTCAATTTGGCCTTGTATATTTTCCTCTTGCAAGCGTCGATACTCTCTTTGTGCATCACGATCTATAATTCTTTGTTTTTCTTCTGCAAATATAGCCGCCGCTGATGCTCCCCTTATAGGGTCAATATTAGAAAGAAGCCTTACCATTTCAGCTTGATCTGCGGGATTCTCCACATTAAGCCCACGCATTGCTCCTTGCAGTTGTTCTCCCTGCGTTTCCATAGGAAGCCCTGCTTGAACCCCAAACCTTCTAACAGCTTCTACATTTCTAGGGATATTAGAACTAATACCCATAGCTAATTCCCTGATACCTGTAGGTAATCCGGCAAATTGGGCAGCAGAGGCTTGACCTTCGGCTAAGAGCCTTTGTTGTCTTTGTTGTCTCGGAGATGGTTCCGTCACGCCTAATGTTTTTGCTATGTCAAAAAGCATAATTTATTCTCAAATGTCTGTGTTAAGTCCATGTTCTATAGTCATATGGATCATGGTTAGGATTATTTGGGTCATAACCAAAAGTGCTACCCCCAATCCTGTTAGTCTGATTAGCAGAAGCATCCCTAACAGCATTACCCGCTTCTCTGGCTACCAGCAAATCAAACAAGCCTTGTAAGGTTTGGTTCCTTAGATTTACAGCAGCACCCCTAGTGCCTAAGTCGTAATCAAGATAGCTCTGGCCTAAGTTCAATGCCTGACCGCCTAAGTCTCTTCTGGCAGCAGTAGAAATATTGGCTAGGTCTATTGAAGGCTGCATGGCTTGAATTAATGCAGTCTGTGGGGCATAGGATTGAGTAAGAAAACTACTCGCTATGTCTGCACCTAGCTGTTTTTCTAAGGCTTGCTGACCTAATGCACTTAGTCGTTGCTGGCTTTTCAGCTCTTGGTCAGTTCTTGCTTCGCCTATCGCCAAAGCCCTTTGGTTGGCAAGCGCTTGTGCATCTTGCCTAGCCATTTGCATAGCCATCATTGCGTCAGCGGCTTTCTGTTCTTCAATGGCTTTGCTTAAAGCAAACTGTTCAGGAGAACCGCCAAATTGAGCTGTCTGTAACCCCTGTCTTCCTCCGGCAACCAAAGCCGAATTCAACGCTGTTTGCGCCCTTTCTTCTTCAGGGGCTCTTATTGCCCTCATTCTGTCATACGCAGTCTGTTCAGCATCAGCTAGGCTTGCAGCAGAAAAAGGATCGGCATACTGCTTAAGATAATCGTCTTGTTTCAAATGCCGATATGTCCGACCTTGAGCATCCTTATCACCAACCTCAAGCAATCTCATTAAATTAGCTTGTTCAGAACGCATATCATCTGTGTATTGACCAGTAGCAGGATCAAATGTCCCATACTGACCTCTACCCAAAACAGCATCTATTAAACTGGAACCACCCGTTCTTAAAGATTTAGCTAGGGCTTCTTGCTCTGGGCTTAATGAAAAAGCCGCCCCACCCTGTGCGTCTGTTTGTACAGACCCCATAGGAAGGCCAGTAACCCCAAAGGGTTTAAACGTAGTAGTTCCTGCTATTGTGTTATAAAGGTTTTGATCACCTGGAAAGCCTATAAATTCTTTGGCATCGGCTCCCATGCCCTCAAGTTTATTAACTGCACTTTCAGTAGCCGCTAATTGACCAGCCGCACCAATTAATGTGCCGTAGTTATCAATAAAACCGCTTAAAGCTGGCGGAAGATTTAAAGTTTTAGCAGGGTTAAAAATGTTAACTCCATTAGCCATCAATAAGTCCCTCCATCAATAGTCCCTACTGAAAACGTGCCGCTTACTGTCAAATCGGCAGTCGTTACTGTTCCAGTAAAAGTAGGAGAAGCCGTATCACCCTTGGAATTAACCGCAGTCTGTACCGCTGTAAATTCTGTAGTGAACTCTGAGCCTTTTATAACCTTATTGGCCGACCCAGACGGGAGTGAATCCTTAGCTCCGAAATTAGTTACTATCGTGTAATTGGACACTTAATTAATCCTCCCTATGAGGGAATGTATATTCAATTCTTGGAAAGCTATTTCATTTCCATCTACATTAGTTGTTAATCCTACAGAAACAAGGCTTCCACTGCCGCCTGTATTAATTTTTTCTGTATTAATAAGAGAGATAGATGAAGAATATTCAGCAGTCGTATTGTACTCGCTAATATTATACTGACCAGAGCTAAACCCAGCCAAAGTATAAACCTGAGATTGATAATTTCCCTCGTAATCATAAGCCCAGTTAAGGGTTACATTTGCATCAGCCCCGTTAAAGGTTGTTACATTAACCTTCTTTAAAAACTTCAACCTAGAAGAATCACCAAAACTTAAAGGGTGAGAGAAATATTGCAGGGAAAACTCTGTGGTATTGTCTGTATAACTTGTGTATTCCGCTATCCCAGTGGCAACCCCTAGATATAAAGCGTCTGCGTCAGTTACAACAAAACATAAAGGTTCCATTGAAGTCCAGGTGGTTGTTCTATAACTCCCGTCTTCCAAGGGATACTTGGTATCAAAGCAATAAACTACCCCGACAGTCGGGAAATTAATCAAGAAAAACGCATTATTAGGGTCATAAATAGACTTAATATTGCCCGTTTCAGCCTGAACCCTAGACTTAATATCATTGTTCACGTTCTTGGAAATATCGCCGATAGGAGCAGATTTTTCCTGAATGGTACGAGACAAAGAACGAACACCAGAGAAGTCTAGAAATAATATATCCTTACCTGTACTTTGAACCGCATCACGCCCGACACACCCAATATTATTAACTGTATCACTAAGAGACATATTGGCAGGATCGGTAGCCCCTGAATAAACAAGCATGGAACGCTTGCCCATAATGATTAAAAAGTTGTTGTGAGCAGCCAAGGCTGTAATTTCATCAAACCCATTAGGCCATACAGTAGTAACATCGAGACTACCGCTTGACCCTCCAGACCAATCAAGACCATCCAAAGAATCTGTCCAATATAAGGTCTTTTTATTAGAAGCAATGTCAGCAACCCACAACCTTCCAAATGCAGCGAGACAAATATGCGCCTGTTGAGGGGTTCCTGCGACACTCCCATGAGCAGCAATAGTGGTTAATGCGCTGCTTGAAGCATCATAAACTAAAGGGGCATGACCTCTTTGGAAAAAGTAAAACTTGTTTGCCAAACTAGCCATAGACCAATTATTAGCTGTGACTGTCAGGCTTCCGGTTATATCTGTGAGGGTAGAAGTGCCTGAAAATATCTTATTGTTCCCACAGGAAAATACAATTTTAGTGCCATCTTCCTGCACAAACTCTCCAATGGATTCAATTCCAGCAGAACTACCTAATACAGTAGCCCCGTTACTGGAAACCATTGTGTAGCCTTTTCGAGAAGCTATACGGCCTTCTTTGTCGATAATGCAATTATCCGCTATGGCCGCATAACTAGGGTCTTGTAGCAAAGGAGCGTCCTGCGTATTTATTCCTCTAAACGCAGGAGCAGAAATTGTTATATT